TTAGCTTTACTATTATCTAATACACAATTACTTCTATTAGCTTTGATTGGTAAATCTTCATACGGTACAAATTCCCATTTATCGTTTTTTAATTCGTATTCAGTCATAATATCTGTAACTTCTTTTGTTGATAAAGTATTACTATGTACTGCATTATAAATACCTGGTTTAAAATTCTCTGCAACTACCTCGACAAACTCACATAATTTACCTACATCAGTTTTACTATTTTTAAAGTCAATAATATTATCGTATTTCTTAAGTTTAGAAAGAAGATTCTTATGGTCCATCTTACCTGTAACTGGCATTCTAATACGAATAATATTAGTAAAGTCTTTATCTAAAAACATCTCGCTTAAATGCTTTGTCTTACTATAAAAACTAGAATCGGGATTATATATACCAAAATTAGGTTCGTCGTCTTCTACATAATCTTTATCGTAACCGGTATATATACAACCAGAACTCACGTTAATAAATTTAGCATTTGCAGCTTTACACTCTTCTTCAATTACTAGCGGCACTGTAATGTTATATAATGTACACGAAGCTTTATTATCTTCGCATGCATCTACGTTAGGGTAACCTGTATATCCACATGTATTAACTATAACATCAATTTTATGCGTTTTAATAAATTCTCGAAGACGATACGGTACGTGATACTGATCGTCTGTCTGGTTAAGAAGGTATGTAAGATGGTTATCTGAAAGGTAACTATTAAGATATTTACCAATAAACCCTGATCCGAGTATAGCTATATTCATATACTATATTATAGTATAAAATTACCAAAAATCAATGTAAAGAACTCATTATAAATTTTTGTATATACTGGTTCAATGCATCAGCATCAATATCATTTTTAGCATAAAAAACAGGTTTTATTGAGTTACCGTTAAAATCATATCCCATAATTATGAAACATTTCATAAATTCAGCACATGTTGAAACCATTGCTTCTATTTCATTATCAGTTTTACGGTTATTAAATTTTTGAGTAACGAAATTCTTTAAAGCATCTCTAATCAAATTTTCAGTTTCTTGATCTATTGGCTTATCGACGATTTCTTCTTTACTCTTTTTTTCTGAATCTTCGTCACTCATTAAATTATTTAATACGGCTGAACGGGTTATTTGCAGGGTTATTATTAATACCCTTCTCTAATAACTGGTTAACTACCACTTCAATACTATCTGTTTTTAAATAGAAACCTTTATTAAAATTGTTTCCACCATCATCGAATTCGAATAAAACGTCACCTTTTTCATCTTTATTAGTAAAACATGTTATATAAACACTATGGTACCCTGGATCTACTAAAACTGTCCATCTTCTTGGATCGACATCTGAATATGCATTAAACATTTTAAGAACTACAAAGCCATTATCTTTTAATCTCTTAATAAAATAACCAGCAGTTTTAATTTTATTTTTCACTTTATGCTCGGACCAATCTTTTTTCATATACTAATTAATTAATGCTGAAATAATATAAATCAATTGAGTATTACCTTTTTTAAAATCGCAAGTAATAACACCCATATCTGTATTAATATTAAATTTAACTTCTCTACTTCCACCGAAGCTAATTAATCTAAATGAATCAAAATTTACAGGTAAAGGCTTTTCAATATTACCTTCATATTCTTCACTCATTAAACATACAAAGTTATCAGAATTATGTCTAGATCTATCACCTAATTCACTATAAATTTTATGATCTTCTTCGTATATATAAACCTTAGACGTTTCAGTAGCAAACGTACTACCTTTAAATAAAGTATTAAGTTCTTTTTCTTTTACTGTGAAGTTATTATTAAAATTTAATTGCTTTATCTTTTCAACATTTAATTTCGGTTGTTTAATAATACCATCATCTAGTAAATGATACTTAAATTTATAACCATTATTATTATAAGCAATATTATTTGTATTAATTTGTAATTTGATATCTACAGATGGTATAATATCTAAAACTCTAACAAGCTTTTTAATATCTGGTAAATTTAAAGTAGTCTTATCTTCTAAATCAGTTTCGATTTCAATAGAAGTTCTACATACTATAGTTGCATCAGCAGATGATAAAGTACAATTTATTCTACTACCTTCGATAGATAATATGCATGCATCGTTAAGATTTGAAACTGGTACTAAAAAGTTAGATACAAAGTCTTTTTTATTTTTTATTTTTAAATAACCCATAAACTAAATCTATTATATTAGATTTCCTCTTTTTTTCTAGCTGTTTTTTTGACGGTAGATTTTTTTTTTGCATATACTTCTTTATATGTCTCAGTAAACTCTTTATATACAACAGTCATCTCATCTACCTTTCTATGTAACTTATCTACCCGTGTTAATACCTTTTCAACTAGATTAAACAGTTCATCTTTCTCATTTACATCAAAACTAAATGTTAATTGATTATCATCAATTTGTGGTTGAACTGGTAATTGTTGTACCGGTTCGACTGGTTGCTGAGCCTGCACGACTGGTTGTTGTACCTCAGGTTGAGGGGTTGGTGCAGCCTGCACTTGTTGTACAGGCTGCTGAGGTTGAGTATAGACTTGTTCAATTTGTTTCTTTATCTCATCGCTTTTACCCCTTTGTAAAGTATTGGTTGGTCCTACTATATTACCATCCATCTTTTTAGCCTCACCGTACATATTACCCATGAAGTTAAGTAAGGCAGCTCTTTCTTCATCCGGTGAAAGCTGTCTTGATAATTGTGGCATTTCACCATCACCTGACATATCAGGCATTGGTATTAATTCTGGTTGTCCGTCAGCCATTTTATTATTTATACGTCAAGACCTTCAAGTAGCTCTTTTAGAACTTCATCCTCATTATCATCTTTTTTAGTTTCAGTAACAGGAGTTGCTACCGGTGCAGATTCAATAGGTGTATTAACAACTACGTCTTTAACAACGTTATTATCTGCTGATGCATCTCTTACATAATAATGCTCATCCATCATAGTCTTAAGCTCACCTACACTCTTAACACTAAATACACTAGTTAGATCAAACACATTATCATAAATTACCTCATGTTTATCTTCGTCTAAGTTATCAATTGCACTCGGCATACCAAACTTTGACGAAACGTAAGTTGGAAAATCACCTTGCTTCTCAACCTTTACTCTAAAGTTAACACCGTTAGGTCCTAGGTCAAAAATACGAGGACCTAACTCTGCTGCATCTTCCCCTTCAATAGCATCGGTAATAATATTATGAATTTGCTTACCGTATCGAAGCATCTTTACCTTACCATTATTTTCTGGATTAACAGGATCGTTAACAACATAAACATTAACTAACCATTTCTCAGAACGCATAATTGCCTTAGCCTTTTCTTTTTCTTCTTCATTACCAGTACGAAGAATCTTATAGCGCTCTTCAGCAATAGGATCTCTTTCACCAAAGGTTTGAAGAGAAATAGCACTAGTATATTGACCAGTTGCAAAACTATTCCAACCATGTTGGTAATAATGAAAGAATGTCTTGGAAGGATCTTTCGCGTAAGGTAATAACCTTACTGTAAAAGTATTACCAGGAGGTGTCTTTAAGATATCACCTATTGCACTATTATTATTATCATTATCTGCTGCTAATGCAGACTTAATACTATCGAACATTGAACTTGTTATATTACTCATATTTTAATTATAGATTATGTTTTTTGTTTTTCAACGAATATTTTAAAATTATTAATTATTTTTTTAGCTTTTGAACTTGAATAATATTTTGTCCTAATATAATTGAGTCTTGAAAAGTTAGAACTATACATATTTTTAATCTCCGTATCAATTGAAGATAAGATTTTTTCAAAATTGTTAAATGCAAATAATATGAATATTATAACGTCTCTATTTTTTACATGTTTAAGAAAAACATTATATTCACCTTCTTTTACATTTAAATAATTTTTAATATCAATATTATTACTATTACAGTAATTGTAAATGAATTTAACCGACTCTTGCATTTTCAAGATAGTTTTATCGTCATCCGGATTATTAAGTAAAAACTTATCATTATATAAAGTATAAGCTTTTATCGCTTTTTGACTCAAATAAAATTTTAAATCAAAATAATTTTCGTTATATACAAAATACGGTGCTTCAAAAAAGTCTTTTATTTTTAAATGCTGAAATTTATTAAAAAATGCACTTAGCTTATTAACTACAATATAATTTTCATCCGGAAAATTATCAAAATTCTTTCTATACTTAACTGGTTTATTATTTACCTTTTTACTAATTTCTAAAAAATTATTATATATTACTTTTTCTTTTTCAGTCATTGAACCCATTAAATTTATTCAAAAATTTAGTTACATATTTACTTTTAGTTACCGATGGTTCGGTTTGAATATATTTTTTAATAGCTGTAAATTCATTTTCTTCTTCAATAATACTAATAAAAATATCACGCAAGGCTTTATCTTCAAGTATCTTTAAAAAAACTGTTGCAAAATTCATCTTTTTATCATTTACTAAAGACACAAAAGTGCAAAAAGAATAAAATGATTTTTCAAATTCTTGATTTTGTATATCTTCAAACGGTATATTATTTTTCATTTATTGGTTTAAGAAATTTAGTAATATTAATTATTGAATCGTTTAAAATTCCACCTGCAGCGTCTTCATGACCACCACCTTCTATTAGTTTTGAAGCTAACTTACCCATATTTAAAGTGCATTCTTTACCACGTCTCATGTATACGCTTTTACCCTTAATGTTTATCATAATAACAAAATCAACCTTATATTTTTTTATAATATTTTCTGCAATTTCATTCGGACTAAAAGTTACCATTACACCAGCTACATTATAATCATTTCCACCGATCTTAATATTACCAAAATTGATAGGTTCTTCTTTAAAAAAACTGTCAATTTTATTTTCTATAATTTTAAGAGCATTTTTATGGAATTGATTAAAACCAAAAAAGCCATCTTTAAAATCTTGTTCAAATTTGTTAACTCTATCTCCAGTATAAGACCAAAATACTTGATTTAATGGTTTACTAAACGGTAAGCTTAAAGTATAGCTGTCATAGTCGTCAATTAATTTTATTAAAAGTTTTTGATTTTTATTTAACTTACCCTCTAACTTAAATGTATCGTAAATTAATTTGGTACATGAAGTATAATCTTTAATAATCGGCTTAGCATTTTTATAATTATTGATTAATTCAGTATGCTCTTTATGGTGATCAACTATTATAACATTTTTTAAATCACATAGTTTTATTTCATCTTCTTTTAAATTGAGATCACTAATTATTACCAGGTCATAGTCATTGAATTTAAAAGAAGATGCAACATCAGTTAAAAACTTTTTTTCAGTAGTGACTGAATATGATATAGACGCATTTTCATATGCATACTTTAAACATAAGTATGAACCAGCTCCATCGAGATCTGCATCAGTAATTATATGGATCTTAGGCATTATTTTTATTTAGTTCCTCTTTTTAATTACTCAACATGTTAAGAGTACTAGTTAAATCAGACATTTCACTACCTTCATCATCAACGTTTAACGTTTCATCTTCAGAAATAGTTAACGTATCGTAATTTAATCTTAATGCTGTATAACCGTAATTAGCACCATACCTATTTTTCATCATACCCATTTTAACAATACCTAACTCTTTATCTTCATCATCTTGAAATATACTAAAAATACAGTCAGCTGTAGCAGCCATTCCAATAGATTCTGATATAGTATCTAAACCAGGGTTCTCTTCATCGTAACCTGACCTATTTAACTGGGTAGCAGAAATAAAAGGGCATTCAAAAACGTAACTCAATGCTCGTATACCTTCAGCAACATGCTTAACTCTTTCATAAGAATTATCACCAAGAGGGCTTTTTAGTAGATTTAAATAATCAAGAACAACTGCATCTACTTTAATACCTCTATTTTTTAATTCGGTAATATAACCTTGTATATTCTGAGGTGTAACAGTACTAGGAGGAAACTCTTTAATTAAAATTTTACTATTTGGTTTACCATTATTATAATTTTTTATTTGAGCTGATAGGGATTGACCAGCTCCTTTTAATTCTTTCATTGGTATTCTAGTTATATTAGATGATAATCTTCTTGCGTATATCATCTCAGACATTTCAAGACTTATAACTAAAACTGTCTTACCTTTAGCAGCTATATTACAAGCTATATTACCTAAAAATATAGATTTACCAACATTAGATTCACCTGCAAATACATATAACGATCTACCATTTTCTAAGAAACCTCCATCTATTTTATCATCTAACCATTTCCAACCGGAAGATATAGTAGGTTGGTCTACATTCAAGTCATCTACAACCTTATCAATATTTTCAAATAAATCTAAACCTATTTCTTCTTTTAAATTAACATTACAACTTTTTTCAAAACTATCTAAAATAAAACTCGTATTAACTTCACCTTTACTAACATCTTCAGCAACTGATAACATTGTATTGTATATCGCTCTTTCTTTTAAGAAACGTTCAGTATTAGAAGTTAACTCTTCATCGTTAAAGTTTTTATCAATATTAGAAAAATTCTTTACAACAGACTTAAAACTATCTTTTAATTCGTCATTAATTAAGTAAGACTTTAACTCAGTTACAGTAGGTATACTTTGCCTCTTTACATAAAAACTTTTTATAAGACTAAAAACAGTCTTAATATTTTTATCATTAAAATAATCAGGCTTTATATGGTCTATAATTTGAGTTAGATAACTTTCGTTTGTCAAACTTTTATAAACTATAACTTGCTCGTAATAATCTAAATTTAATCTTCCTATTTCTTCCATTTATTAATAAAGTAATGTTGACCATCGTAAAACTCTTTATCAGGGTTAGTTAATCCTGGACTAGAATGTATGATAGGTATATCAACTACACCTATTATAACTTTGTTCCTATTACATTCAAGTGAGAAATCTAAATCGTAATAGTGCCATTTGCATGGGTATGTCTCATCGAATTTTACTTCTTCAGGTAACTGTTTAATATTAATACCAATAAATACTCCATCGATAATTAAACATCTGCTAGGGATAGACCCGAAAGAAGTATACATATATGACTCTTCATTCCCGTGAGCTACACAACCTCTCTGATCCTTTCTCTCTGACATAAGATGCCATAAAGCAGGGTTGCCAATTTTACAGGAAGTAGCTCCAGCTAGCCCAAATACTGTATATCGGTTCGCACTATCCTGCAGACGAGATCGCAAGTCTCTTGTATTAATAAAAACATCATCATGTATAAAGACAGCAATATCAATATCATTCTGCTTAGCATCTTCTAAGAAATTATTATAGCATTTTTGCAAACTCCTAGTATTATTCTCTTCGTAATGTACATCAAACGGCATTATTGGACCATAATCTGCTAAAACGCGATTTAAAGATTTATAGAGAGGTGTCGTCTCCTTTTTACTTTTTGTAGCTGTATAAATTTTTATGTTATTCATAATCTTTGCGATCGTCTAATTCAGGCTTGTTTTCTCTATTCCAAATCATACCCATAATATTCCATAAAGCAGCACCTAGATGATCTTCACTTTCATCCCCAGTGAAATCTTCCATTAAATGTCTCATTGCTGAATCATATAAGACGGAATGCTTCATTCCCTTCTTCCAATTATTTTCATTATAAGTTTCTGCCCCTTGCAGATATCGCTTCATGACATCGTTAAGTGCTTTATGTGGTACAAGACTCATACGCAACTTACCATCAGCATTATCACGTTGAGCACCTGTATCAAATTGCCGCGGCTTGCCAGTTTGTTTTAGTTTATCCATTTATAATATTATAAACTGGTTCCTTATATATTATATCTTGGGAGTTAAAATCATTTTCAACTATTTCAAAATTTTTACCTAACCATTTTTTATAAAAGCTACATCCATCGCTTCTTATATCGGAATTAACGTAATAAAAATCAATATCATCTTTATGTTTAAAGATTGCATTTTTAATCAAAAGTTTTGCTACACCCTGACCACGGGCACCTTTATTTGTAATAATAAAATATGTTTTTAACGTTTTTTCAAATTTATCATTAACTGTATATGCATGTAGACCAAGTACTCGACCTGCATCATCGGTACACAACTCAATAGGAAATTTTTTCCACCAATTTCTACCAGACCATACATGTCCAAACGTATTTAGTATAAAGGAATCTGTATTATCGTAAACAAATTTGATAAATCTTAGTTTATCTAACTCATTACATTCATTAATTGTTACATAATTTATATTCATAAAGTTAAAAATGGTGAATCATACACAAAACCATCTATTTCTGTTAGACCTTCGTATGAATAATTGTAAAGGATACCTTGTTTTACTTCTTTATATTCTAAACCTTTGATAGATGATATATTACCATCTTTATAAAACAACGTGCTACCTTGTCTAGCTATATATACGTTCATTGTTTTAATGTTTACTATCCAAAGTGCAAAAGTACCTTTAAGTTTTTCTATTGTATATAAAATATTTTGAATTTCAGCTTCAGTATCTTCACAAGGACCATGATTATATTCAAATTCATCTAATAATGCTGGTATAATACTACTATCTACCGGGTTATCATGCATTGGAAGGTATTCATCTATTAACTCCTCATAATTAGTTAAAACACCATTATGTGCTACTATCCAATCACCAAACCAAAACGGGTGAGACGTTTCATCCTTCCAATCCCTACCTGTTTCTGTCGGCGCTTGATTATGTCCAAGGTATAAAAAACGGTCACCCTTCGGTAGATTTATTTTATTCCAATCAACCCCTCCATTTTCTTTCATTATATGATAATTTGCACCGCCATAACAATAAAATATACCGGTAGAAAAATTACCACGTTTTTTATTAGCTTGCTCTAATATTTCAAACGTACTTAGATTATTACTGCAATATATACCACACATATAATTATATTATAGCATAAAATAGGATAAAATCAATAAATAATAATATGAGTTTACATAACTGGAGTAATAAAAAAATTATCAACGAGAGTACTTCTAATTATATGCATAATATGCAAGATATTGACCTTGACATCGTTCAAGAAGCAAGAGGTAAAAAAATTGCAGATCCGCTTAGAGCAAAACTAATGGGTATGGAAGATATTAGAGATTTAAAAGGTACTATGACACCTAGATACTTTGCAACCAAGGTTATTAGATTTTTACAAAAAGAAAACCCTGAAATAGATGTTGCAGATTTATCCGATGAAGATATACAACAAGCTATAAATGTCGTAGCTCAGGTATCAAAACCATTAGCACAAAAACCGGAAGTTAAGATTACGACAAGAGAAAGAGGTTCAGCAAAAGAAGGTCTCAAGAAAGGTGATACCGGTTTTGAGACTCTTCAATTGAATCTTGGTGGTGATACAAAATTAAAATCTGAAGGTGAAGTTGGGGAAAATGATTTATATACAGTCGTTAGCGACGGTTTAAAATATAGAGTAACTCTTAACAATTTTAAAGGTACACAAATTAATTTGGATGATATATCTCAAGATGACGTTGTTTCAGTTGTAATTGTAAAACCGAGTGAAATGGAAACAGTTGATAAATTTGGGGGTGAAGTCGATTTAGGTCAAAGAGAAAAATTAGTAGCTGACTACCCAGAAGGTGAAGAAGAAATGGATATGGATAGTGTTATTGATGCTGTTAAAAAAATGAGTTTTGATAAAAATAAGTTAACAGCTGATAGATATGGTCGTAAACATGGTATTTCCCAAGAAGGTGATTTAGAAGATTATGAACTAGAAAATAGAAGAATGAGAATGGATTTTCCAATAGACACAAGTGAAGAAATCGGACCAGAAGATGCTGAAGACTGTCCTTATAGTGATGAAGAAATTGACACCGAAAAAGCTGATTTAGACGATGATGGTGAAATCTCTGAATACGAAAAGAGTAGAGGTGAAGCTATTGCTAAAGCGATGAAAAAGGAGCAAGAAAGAGCTGGTCAGTCACATGCAAGAGCAGTTGCTGATCATTATGAAGATGAAGAGGCAAATCTTGACAACACACCGCTTGAAGAATTATCTATTCTATCACCTGATGAATTTGAAATGGTACAAAATTTCGAAAACTTTAATCCTGATGAATGGGGATACAATACACTTCAAAAATTCTACTTCAGAAAAAGAGAAGGTGGAGAAGATGAAGAGTTTTCAACCAGCCAGTACATGTCAACAGCTCCTGTAGAAGCGAGAGAAGAAGCTGAAGAGGTTAAGATGTCTCAATTAGAGATTAATCAACATCTTGCTGTTCAAGAAAGACAACGAGTACAAAACTTATATGCACAGCAAAGGCGCCATACACACGGCTACTAAAGTATTTTAATATACAAATAAAAAAAGGTATGAAATATTTCATACCTTTTTTTTTACTTATTTTACAATTGATATACAATCATTCTTTTCATACACAGCGTCTAGCTTATCTTGCTGTTTATATAAAAGAGGATCTTGTAACTTTGCGTCTATAAAACCTTTTAATCTAAGAGCACTACTTGCACTGTTTGCATCACAAGGATATTCACCAGAATAGCATGTATATGTATCAGCAAAATTAACTCCAAGCTCTACACCATTTAAAATAATCTGTTTTTTACTCATTTTTAGTAAAGGAGCTCTCACTCTTACATCTACTTCACGATTTAATAAACAAATCTGATTCATTTTATCTACAAATTGTACCGAACCATCCCAATAACCAGCAAGACTATCGGCTTCTGCTGCACCGTACCACACTTCATCAGCTTCCATTTTTTCTGCATATGATAGTAATATGCTTAAAAACATTAAATTACGAAATGGTACATATGATTTAGGTTGAGCCTCACCCATTATATCTTTTACATCAGGTGTATCTATATCATCATTAGTAAGAGAAGATGTATCAGCTATATCCTTAATATAAGTAACGTCTAATAATTTATTAGTAAATGTAACATTAGGAAAGTCATGCTTAGCATTTACTAACTGCTTTTCAGCTGCTTCTAATTCTTTATCATGACGCTGACCATAATTAAAAGTTACAGTATGTACTTCATTATATTGTTCAGCTGCTTTATAAAGCAGTACAGATGAATCCATTCCACCTGATAAGGTTATAACTATTTTATTCTTCTTCATCGTTTACTTCATCTGGTATAATTTCATCTTCTTCAGATTTATTACTATACTTCCATTCTTGTTTAATTTTCTCTTCAACAACTGGTATAATAGTATTATCCCACAGTTCCGTATCATCTTTCCACTTACTATAATATCCAAGTTTCTTACCATCTGGTAATGTATAAGTAGAACCAGTTTGTATAACTGCTCCTAAACCTACTGCAAGATCTAATAGACCATAATACTTGTTTAAACCTTTATCGAAAGATAGATACATTTCACCTTGCAAGTATTGCTTAACAAATCTATTTTTAACCGTTAATGCTCTAAGTATAACACCTGAATAATTCTTCTGACCAACAGCTAACTTACCATCTGTATTTTTATCTTCTTTAACAGGTTTACGGGCTAATTGAATAGTAACTGAAGGGAGGTAAACAGTAGCAGTACCACCAGGCATTGCTTTAACTAAAGAAGGAAATAATGCAGCCGGATCTTCATAGATATGATTAGTAGCTAGAATAGTAGTTTTAGTTAATCCCGATAACTGAGTTAAAGTGCGTAATAAAGATTTCATAGCTTTAGCTCTACTACCCATATCAGCACTTACATTGCCTTTCGTCTGGCGATTAATCTGTAATTGACTCTCCATATTACCTAACGAATCAATAGCTATAATAAATTTACCTTCTTGACCATTTTCCTTCACTTTAGTTAAGAAGTCAAAAATAGTATTACGACATTCTTCAATACTAAAAACAGGTACATATTTTACTTTGCTAACATCTAACCCTAACGCTTCGGCACCGTCTTTATCAATAGCGTTTTCACTATCAAAAATAACTGGTATTAAACCTTCTTTCTGGGCATTGGCTAAAATCTTTTGCAATATAAAACTCTTACCAGTCATACTAGGACCAGCTAATAAGGTCATTCTATTTCTCGGTATACCACCGAATAATGAACCAGACACGATACCATTTAGTACCATCGATCCAGTATCTAACCAACCATCTACATTACTAATAGCACTTTCATTTAAGAAAGATGCATATGGATTAGATTTATCAATTACAGATAAAATATCATCAATTTCTTTACTCATATACTACTATTATATAACCGTTCCTCCTATAATCAAATATTTCTTGAGTTATAATCATAGGAAACCTCTCATATTTTTTAGTTATGAGAGGCTGTTTTTTTATTTATTTTTTTTTTATTATTCGTCGAAGAGCTTAATAACTTCTGGCTCTTCATTATTACCCGCTACAGGTGTATTTGGTACTAAAGTTGGGTTGACAATTTTTTCGTATTGTTCAACAATACGACTTTCAATTGAAAAACCTGTACCTACAGCGATATTACTTTTTCTATACGTAAAGTAGTTAGCACGAGATTCATTATCATCAGGTGTTACAAATTCTTGAAAAAATAAAGGAAATAATTGAACAGCCATTTGACCTTGTTCTCCTTGTTGAACGGTAATCATTACCGGGTTCTTTACGATGAGCTCTTCAGGTGTATCTGCTTCTACTTCTGCAAAAACTGCACGACCAGCGTTATCGATAAATGTACTATAATTTTTTTCTTCCATACATATATTTTATATTATTAGATTAAAATATCAACCTAAAAGATCAAATAAATTTGTTTGCACCGCATTACCTGGTTTTTGAATAGACCATTTAACATTATCGTAAAATCTTTCAATGATATTGTAAAGATTTTTCTCGAACATTTTATCGTAATCAACGTGAAATATTTTTTTAAACTCATCTGGGTAATAATATTTGTATGCTAAACTTGGTAAGTTATACGGGTTAGGTTGTTGTAAGTAAAAATATCTAACTTTATCACCTGAACTAATAGTTTCATACTTTTTCTCTATATCAAATTTTTTAAGTAGCATATTATGATAGTAAGCAGCTTTAACGTGTATAGGCATACCTTTTGCAGTTTTCCAATCATCACATTGACCTGCATATTTTTCATAGCCTTTTAAACCAGATACAAACGTAATATCTTCGACTGGTAAATCTTTAAATATCTTATACGTTTTATCTAGAACTGCATTAGTTTTAGCAATACTTTGAGTAGATAGCATCGTTTCGATAATTTCTTTTACATGAGGTTTAATAGCATCAGGCATTGTACTTCTAACAACCTCAACCCCAGTATACTTATACTTATCCATTGGTATACCTTCATCATCTAAAATATGCATAACATAGCGTTTCTTCTGCAAAAACACACCTACATCAGCTATAACCTCACGTTTAAAGATAAATCTACAGTCTTTAGAATTTAAGTTTTTACCACCCCATACTTTAATTTCATCATTTAAGAAATCTTCAATATTTTGTACTTCATCATGAAATGCTTGAGTTAATTTACCTGAATCATCTTTAAATGTTAAACCGGCTTTAACGAGAGGTTTAACTGAAATATAACTACTATCAGTATCGTTATATATGATACAATCATTTAGAGTTTTTTCATCTTCAATATTAGCTTTTTCTTTAATATACTTTTTAAGTAATTCGTTTGATTGCTTAATAACTGCTTGACCAGTTAATGTAATTGAAGCTGCAATATCATCATCACCAAAAGGTGCATGCTTATTACCAAAGTAACCGTAAATGGAATTAATTAAAACCTTAATACATAACTGCTTTGCATCTAATTGTTCTATCTCAAATTTAAGTTCTTTATTCTTATTCTTAGAATATTCTCTTTTTAATTTACCTAGTTTAGTTTTAACAGTAACCCTTTTATCATAGTAATAATCTAAAATTTCAGGCATAACACCTTTTTTCTTTTGAGTAAATAATACGTTCGCTTTACTAATAGCTATTTCTTCCTTTTTACAGAACTTTAAAAACTTCTCATGACTCAATGTAAAAATTTGACCATTAGCATGCCGTATAACTATTTCATTATTATTCTTATCTTCAATCTTACCTACTTTAGTTTCCGGAGACATATTTAGAGATATCATCACATTCGGATACAGAGAGTTAGCATCAAACGATATAATATTTTCTTGAAACCCCTTCAAAGGCTCACCAACATAAGCACCCGGGTTCTTACCAGTGTCTGCATTTCTAATAAACGAAGGTACACACTGACCACGCTTTCTTGATATAACTGCAGTTGCACCATTAATTACCGATAGAGATCCCATAGCAGCTTCAAAGGTAGTTAAACCCACGTAAGCTAACATCTTAATTAGTTCTGTATACTTTAGTTTATCTTCTAAGTTAGTTAGCAGTCTAACGTCTTGAATATTATATTCAACAAACGTCTGCCAATCAGTATCAGCTAGAGTAGCAAGATTCATATTACCAAAATCTACTTTCTTTTCACCTAACTCGGCCTCACCAATCGCATCAAGTTTATAACTTTCTTTTACACCTACCGAAAAACGTTTATATACGTCTAAATAGTCAATTAATGAAATACCTTCAACATACCAACGTTGCTGCTCTTGACCAAACTGACCCCGTATTGTTCTACTATAA